GGGACACTGGCTGCAACGGCGGTGACAGGGGATGGTTCTGGACTAACAAATGTTGCAGGGCCATCAAACCTAAGTTCAAGTTTTGTGACAACTACTAATAGTGGTGGTACAGCCGCTGACTTTATTTCAAGCACTGGCACAACTATGGTTGTGAGAAGAACATATAATAACTCTGGCAATTTCATATCATTTATAGCTAGTGCTGGTCAGTGTGGAAGAATTTATACAAATGGAGATTCGTACACTGCTTACGCTACATCATCAGATTACCGTTTAAAAAATAATATCACATCAAATTGGGAAGGTACTGCAAAGCTAAAACAACTTAACCCTGTTAGGTTTAATTTTAACACTCAACCTAATGAAACCATCAGTGGGTTTTTAGCGCATGAGGTTCAAGAAGTTGTGCCGGATGCTGTAATTGGTGAAAAAGACGCAGTGGATTCAGATGGAAACCCTGCTTATCAATCAATAGATCATTCTAGATTAGTACCATTGTTAGTAAAAACTGTTCAAGAATTAGAAGCGCGTATTGCAGTATTAGAGGCTGGCTGATGAACCTAGAACAGTCAATCACCCCAGAACTTCGTGTTGCTATGGAACTAGAAGCACACGAAAAAGAATGCGCTATTCGTTATGCTAACGTTGAAAATCAATTATCGATGTTAGATAAACGTATGTGGAGGCTTGAAGCAATGATAATGGGTTCAACCATAGTAATGGTTGGACTAGCGGCTTCATTACTAATGAAGTTATGATACACGCCTTTTTATTAATGGCGTACTTGGGAACTGGCGATAGTAGAACACTTATCAGTAACGATATGTACTTTTACTCTATTGATAGGTGTAACTACTTCGCCTCCCAACTAGCTAAACGATATGGTAACTATGTCAGTAGTCAGTTTACCGACCCTAAAGACAGAGTTACGGTATACTGTATTCCTAAACGGGTTGATCCCAGGAGTGTAGAAGTGTACTAATGATAGCAGAAACACTAGCAGGAATTGCGCTTGTTAAGAGTGCCGTAGATGGCATTAAAAGCGCGATCAATACCGCAAACGATATTAGTGATATTGCAGGACACATTGATAACCTCTTTGCTGGTGAGAAACAAGTACAACAAACGAGAAACAAGAAAGCATCTGCTTCAGGGCTAAGTGATCAATTCGGAGTTGATAACGTAGCTAGAGAAGTAATAGATGCTCGTATTGCTAAAGAAAAAATGCAGGAAATAGCTACTATGGTAGATATGCGGTTTGGTCCTGGTACCTGGAAAGGTATTGTGGATGAACGAGCAAGACGCATTCAAGAAGCTAAGGAAGCTGCAGCTAAAGCCCGTAAAGAAGCGTTGCAAAGACAATCTGAAATGATTGAAACTATACAACAAGTAGCGCTAATAGGAACAGTTATTGTTGCTACAATAGGATTATTTATTTTCTTATTTACGGTGGTACTCTAAATGACAGTAGAAACTTTTCTTAAGTGGAAAATACTTCCACGTCTTATGATGCTTGCATCAACAATAATGTCTTGGCGTTGTGCTGAGTGGTTCATGCTATTAGATAATCCAACTGGTGCTCAATCAGCTTTCGTATCTGTAGTTATGGGAGTTATGACAGGTGTCTTTGGAATTTGGATGGGACACGAACATAAGAGTTAATTATGTTTGAAGCACTAGTATTAGCGTGTCTTATCTCAAACCCTAATGAATGTTATGAGTTTGTAGATACAAGAGGACCGTATATAACTCGTAGTAGTTGTATTAAAAGAACAGAAGAAATGAGAGACTCAATCTTAACTATGCCTGATTTTAATCCACAGGCATTTAAATGTAGGCTATCAGAAGGAGGCACTGGTATATGATACAAGCTTTAATTGGTCCAGTAACAGGACTACTAGATAAGTTTATTCCTGATGCAGATGAAAAGGCTAGGATTGCTCATGAGCTAGCTACTATGGGTGAACGACACGCTCAAGAGTTAGCTAAAGGACAACTAGAAATAAACAAAGCAGAAGCGGCTAGCCGTAATATGTTTGTAGCGGGTTGGAGACCTTTTATCGGGTGGACATGTGGCATTGCACTATTTTGGCACTTCGTAGGTTTACCTATAACCCTATTCTTTGTTAGTTGGTTTGCTGTAGAAATTCCTACTTTGCCTGAATTTGAAATGGAAACACTTATGACTGTACTTATGGGTATGCTTGGTCTTGGTGGACTTAGAACATTTGAAAAGGTTAAGGGAAAAGCTAAATGAATATAGAGCAGCTTAGAGAGGAACTTAAGATCGATGAAGGATGTAAGTATGAAATCTACTTGGATCACCTTAACCTCCCTACTTTCGGTATTGGTCATCTTATTCTCGATAGCGATCCTGAGTATGGACAGGCACCTGGCACACCTGTCTCAGAAGACAGAGTTAATGAGTGTTTCGTTAAAGATGTCGAAACCGTGTTATCGGAGTGTTCACGGCTATACTCCAACTTTAGCGTATTGCCTGAAGAAGTCCAGTTAATTATTGCCAATATGATGTTTAACATGGGATATCCTCGGCTAAGCAAGTTCAAAGGTCTGAAGGCAGCGGTAGATGCTGGTGATTGGCATCGAGCTGCAGTAGAGATGGTTGATAGTAGATGGTATCAGCAAGTAACTAACAGAGCAGA